GCTTCTTCTTCATGCCGGTCATCCGGGAACAGAATGACTTCTTGCGCGGACCGCCTTCAGGCTGCGGGGCCTTGAGCCCCGGCTTCCCCGGATTGGCTTTGTTGTAGGACGCACGCCCCTTGGCGTTCAAGCCACCCTTGGGGTTCTTGCCTTCCTTACGCGTCCAAGCCGGGGACTTAGCCATCAGACCATCTTCCCCTTGGTCTTGCCCTTGACGGCGCAGCCATCAGCACGGGAGCTGACGGAGCCGCCCTTGGCGTAACCTGCGCCGCCTTTCTTGTTGTTCGGGTCGGACGCCCGCAAGATTTGAGTTATGAGGTCGGGGTTCTTAGCGCGCATAGCGGCCATATTGCGGGCCTGCGTCTTTGTCTGCTCGTTAGCCAACTCAAGCGCCTTAGCTGCGCGTGAAGGGACGCTTCTCACCCCCTGAGCAGCGCTTGTAAGAGCTTTCTGCCCCGCGTTCGAAGCCCCACGCAAACCCTCTCGCATCTGAGTTCCTGCCGCCGTAGCTGACTCCGAACCAACACGCATACCGGACGCAGGCTTTTGAGGCCGCCTACCAGTGACGACAATCTCCTTGTCTTCCTTGGCCACACTCATCGGAGCAGGCTTATTAGCCTTAGCGTTCTCACCCTTCATCTGGGTGCCATAGCTACCGCCGTTCCATGTGAAGGTCTTATCGCCGCGCTTGCGCGCTGCGGCAAAAGCCGCGCTGAACGACTCCTTCTTAGCCGGGGCTTCAACCTTGGGGACCGAGAAGTCCATCTTGCCCAGCTCACGCATGGACTCCCCGCGACGAACCCTGTTTTCGAGGTCCAGCCCCGCGCCGCTCATGGCGAGGTCGCCGTCAGCATAGCGCTTAACCTTGCCGCCCATTTTACGCTTCTTCATCATACAAACCGCCCTTTCGTCTTACCCTTGGTGCAGCAGCCATCGGCGCGCTTGGAGGCGGTGGAGCCGCCCTTGGCCATTTTCTTGACTGCGCCGCCGCGCTTCATGGTTGGGATAGCGTCCTTTTTCGCTTTCTCTTCGGCTTCGGCTGCGAGACGCCGCTTTTCGACGGGGTCCTTGATACCGAAAATATGCGCGACGGGTGAGTCGTAGAAGGTCCCCCCAGCGAGAGGGCCAAACAATACTTTTGCGGGGTCAAGTTTAGCCATTATGCTACATCCTTCTGCGGGGCGACCATCGGGTAGAGGATGTCTTCACCGAAGTTGCCGGTGTACTCCTGCACGCCCATGTGGCCGAGGCTGATTGTCGGATCGACCCATACTTCAAAACCAAGCTCGCGGGCACGGTCACAGAACAGGAAGTCTTCCCCGATATAACCTTCTTCGGTGAGCTTGAAGTCGAACAGGGCCGGGACCGTCTTGTCGCAGCGCTTGTCGTAGTACTGCCACTCCGGGTGCGCAGCGATCATGGTCTCGATGACGTTGCGCTGAATCAGCATAAACGCTGTAGCTACGCGCGTAGCCCGAACCAGACCCATAGCGTTCATCGTCAGGTCGCCATTCTCGTCGTGGTCGAGGTCAGCAATATAGGTCTTGTTGACGTCGCGGACGCGGGGGACACCCGCCACGATGCCCTTCTTGGAGTCTTGCGCCCATGCCATAAGCCGGAGGATATCCTCCGGCTCGAAGTTGATGTCGCTGTCGATAAAGACCAAGTAGTCGGCGTCCGACTCCAGCATGTCCTGCACCAGCAGGTTGCGCGCCCGAGAGACCACTGAGCAACCGCAGACGCTACCGATGTTGATGTCGATACCGTGCTTGGGAGCCAGCTGCGCGAAGCGAGCAAGCGAGACCGCGAGCTTCAGGGACACCTTGAAGTCGTAGGCGGGGAGGCCGATGAAGACCCCTTTCCCCGCCATATCGAAGCCTTTGACTGCTTGCATAGTCATAGGAAGACTCTCCTACAAAACTATTACGACGCGGTGGTTACGGCAATCCAAGTGGTGCCGCCATCCGAGACGTACAGACGGGTCGACGTCGAGCTACCATCGCTGCGCAGATAGATCGAACCCTTGGCAGCAGCCACGGTCGGGGCACCCGAACCGAGATACACGCCCATACCGACAGCCGTGTTGGTTGCGATAAACGCAGAAGCGCCGCCAGCGACAAGCGCGATGTTGCTGTCAGCCGTGACGTTGCCAGTTGCCGATACCGTGGTCGCCGCCAGAGAAGTAACCGAGGTAGCCGCACCGAAGGTGGCGGTGACGGTCTCGATGCCGGTGACGTCAGCGACGGTAATCGTCTGGAAGCCGCCCAATGAGCGTACGGGACCCGAAAAAGTGGTATTAGCCATCGTTTATCTCCGTGTAGTAGCACATACCCATGTCGTCGCTACTACGTCTGCTAGGGCAGTCGACACGGGTTAATCACCTAGTGGCGTAGTTGTAGCATGGTTCAGTGGTCGGGGGAAGAGGCGACGTAACGGAAGACCAGACCTCTATGCGCGCCCTTGGCGATAGGTTTCCCGGTCAGTAGCGCGCGGCGCAACGTCGGCATTTTGAGGCCGTAGTGCTCCAGCACAGATGTAAGGCTGGCAAACTCCGTATTTGTCGTTACCTCCAACACACGCTTAGATAGCTTCGCCTTAGCTTCATCCGTGTGTTTCTTACCAAGAAAATTCTGGTTGCCCCGGTTGGCGTCTGCCAGTTTGCGGCGGTGTTCCTCGCTACGCACATGCCCCTTGGCGTTCTGGTTACCCTTTAGGGCCTGTGACATACGCAGCCTTGTTTCTCCCGATGGTATGAACTTACCCCCACGTCCTTCGGTCAGAGCGGCCTGCACCTTGGCGCTAATCTTACCTTTGGTCTCCTCGGAGTGCTTGGTGCCAGTGCGGGGGTCGAAGCCGTCCGCGTACTTACGGCGGAGTCCTTCGCTGATTTTAACACGGACTCGGGGTAGCGCGGCAGGAGACTGATGCGCAGACATGGCGGTGTTATAACACTCGGGGCTTCCCGCGTGCTTCATCAGGTACGTTTCTTCTACGAACAAGAGTCTCGTGATATCCGCCACCTCTTCGATGATCTCGAACTCGAAAGCGTCCTCCCCAAACTCCACCCAAGCGGCTTGGAGTGCTTCGCAGTGGTGGACGCCTTTTTTCAGGGAGTCCCAATGCTCCCATCGGCGGCGGCGTACATTTACCGAGCTACCGACATAGAAATGGTCGTTGGCAACGTTGAGGATACGGTAGATTGCTGGCATAGCTATAACTCCTGTTAGCACTATGAGCTATAACGTCTATAAGCTTTGTATGTCAACAGCCGAAAAAAGACCCCCCAGATTGCTCTGGGGGGTCTCAAAAACCCTAGATTTCTCTATGGTTTAGTTGTCAAGCCGCACCCTCCGATCCGTACATGCCCAAGGGGTCACTCCAACCAAAGCTGTACCGCTCGCGGCTCTTGTAACGAACGTTGCCGGTGTCGAAGTCACCGTCCATGTTCTGCGCCATCGGCGTACGAACAAAGTGCTTCAAACCGTTCGGCACATCGGTCGTCAGGAACCATGCATCCGGGTCGGTCAGGAAGTGATTGACCGTGTACCCTTCAGGGATAGCGCCGTTCGACTTGATGGCGTTGATGTCGTTGTCTCCCGTACCAACACGGAGTTCGGTCTCCAGCAGGCGGGTAGCAACGAACATCAGGCTCGGCGGAACAACCAGCTTCTTCGGCTTAGCCGCGATCAGCAGGCCGCGCTCGTCGGTCCACGCAGCAATCTGGATGACCGCAGCCTCAAGCGAGGTTTCGTTGAGGTCAGCCGCAGTGGCGGGGATGTTCGAGTTGACGCCACCGCCAACCAACGGGTGCGAAGCCGAGAACAGGGCCACGCCGTCGCCACCGGGATAATCGGTGTCGAAGCCGTTGTTCAGGACAGCCGCAGCCTTGGTCTGCTTGGTGTACGCCATGGCACGGGCAAGTGCCTTGGTGTAGCGGGCCGACAGCGAGTCGTACAGGTTGTCTTCGATGGCTTCTTCCGTGATGGAAAACCCGAGAGCAATCGTCTCGTGGTTGTAGCGAGCCGTCCAAGCTTCCTGCGCGTTGTCATAAGCGATGGCCGAACCTTCGTTCTTCACCGGCGCAGCCGAGAAGCCCGAGAGCTTGGTTTCTTCTTCGAACGAACGCTCAGAGCTTTCCGTTTCAAAGATTTGCTTATGCTCTTCGCCGTAGCGTGCGTATTCGAGGCCGAACAGGGCGTTCAGACCCGGCAGAAGCTCCTTAAGAAGCTGTGCGCG